ATACACCGTGGATATGGATCGCTGACGTATGGCTATGCAGTCGGCATCCAACCTCAACAAGGGTGGCAACCACTGGCTGTGGTCGGCGACGCGCAAGCTCGCCCTCGCCCGGGATGCCCACCGCTGCCAACTGCGCATCCGGGAGATCTGCACGATCGACGCCACCGAGGTCGACCACATCCTCCCGCGCGCCCTGGGCGGGACCGACGACCTCGACAACCTGCGATCCGTCTGCCGGCCCTGCCACCTGGGCCGGGGGATGGACGAGTCCGGGCGGTCGCCGGCGCGCAACTCGTACGGCCGGTCCTCCGTCATCACGCGGCGCTACTGATGGCGATGGCGGCGCGCGCGCACAAGTCCGAGCTCCGGGGCCATGACCGCCCCCGTGTCGCGCCGCCCATGCCCGCCCGCTCCGACTGGAAGGGGTTCCACGCCGACGCCGAGTCGATGGGCATCACCCTCATGCCCTGGCAGGACAACGCCGCCCGGTACATCACGGCCACCGGGGCAGGTCGCTACACCGACTCGCTCGGCATCCAGCGGGCGCGCCGCCTCTATGCCGAGGTCGCCGTCGTCGTCGCCCGGCAGCAGGGCAAGACCACGCTCCTCAAGCCGCACATCGTCCGCAGCCTGCGGGCCGGCCGGAAGATGACGCACATCGCGCAGGACCGCGAGCTGCCGCGCGAGATGTTCGGCCTCGTCGCCGACACCATCGCGGAGACCGACGAGGACCTGCTGCCCAGGCGTCGCGGCAAGATCATCTGGCCCCGGTATGGGTCGGGCCAGGAGGAGATCGTCCTGACCAACGGGGGCCGATACCGGATCGCCGCGGCGCGGACCGGCGGCGCCCGCGGCCACCCGAACGACGACCTGCTCATCGACGAGACGCGCGAGCTGCTCTCGATGGACGTCATCAACGCGGCCGAGCCCTCGCTCAAGATGTCGCTCGACCCCCAGATCGTCTACCTGTCCAACGCGGGGCATGACGGATCGGTCGTGCTCAACTCCGTCCGCGCCCGGGCTGGCGAGGACCCGGCGCTCGCCTACCTCGAGTGGTCCGCCGCACCCGACCGCCAGGCCGACGACCGCGCCGGGTGGGCCGAGGCGAACCCGGCGCTGGGCTACTTCCCGCAGGTGCTCGTCTCGCTCGAGAAGGATTACCGCAAGGCCGTGCTCTCGGGGAACCTCGCCGGGTTCGAGACGGAGAACCTCTGCCGCTGGGTCGCCACGATGCGCGAGCGGCTGGTGGACGAGTACGCCTGGAAGCTGTGTGCCGCGGACGCCCCGCTCGGCACTCCGCGCCAGCCGTTCATGGCCGTGAGCGTGGCGCCAGGGGGCGAGCGGGTGTCGGCTGCCATCGCGTGGCCGCTCCCCGACGACTTCATGGGCCTGCGGCTGCTGTACGACGTGCCCGGCCCGATCGAGAGCATGGACGCCCTCGGCAACGACATGCGCCAGACCGCGCTCCGGCTGGGCGTCCGGGTGGTCGCGGGCGACCCGCTGACCGATGCCGTCCTCGGCCGCTTCTTCCGCAAGTTCGAGCCCGTCAGCGGGGCGAAGTTCGCGAACGCAACGGACGCCTTCGTGACCCGTATCAAGGCCGGGCGGCTGCGCTGGGACGATGCCGCGCAGATCGCCGACGACCTCGTCTGGACGGCCCGCAAGCCACACGAGGAGTCGGGCTCGTACCAGGCGGTCCGCGCCAACGACGACCGTCCGATCACCGCGGCCCTGGCCGCAATCCGGGCCGTCGGGCTCGCCTCCGGTCCCCAGGTCACGAACATAGCGAGGATCTACTGATGGGCATCCGTGGGTCCCTGCGGGCCTTGCTTGACGGGGGCGATGGCCCCAAGAAGATGTGGTCGCCGGAGGTGGTCTCCCGCCGGCTCTCGACCGAGGAGGCGGTCGGGCTCGAGCTCGCGCGCTTCACGGCCAGCTCGCGCGTCCGGCCGTGGCGGATGCCGACGGTCTCCGAGGCGCTGGGAGTGCCCGCGAACCAGCGGGCCGTGGCGCTGATCAGCAGCACGACCGGGATGCTGACCGTCTCGGGCTACCAGAACGGGGCGCTCATGGACACGCCGCCCCGGCTGATCATCCGCCCCGACCCATTCCAGACACCGTACGCGTTCTACTCGGGCACCGCCGCGAACATGGCGAAGTACGGCGAGTTCATCTGGTGGATCGCCAGCCGCGACGCGCAGGACTTCCCGTCGGCCCTGATCCTCGCCCCGCTCAACGAGGTGACCGTCACCGAGAACACCGACAACCGCCTGTTCCCCCGCTACCAGTGGGGAAACAGGACGGGCACCAGGTACTCGGCGGCCAACCCGCGCGGCGACTTCGTCCACGTCATGTACCCGGTCGGCGAGCCGTTCGCCCTCCGTGGCAGGGGGCCGCTCCAGATGTGCGGCGCAGCGTCGTCGGTCGCGGTCGAGGCGCAGGAATGGGCGGCCAACTTCTACGCCGACGGCGGCAACCCGTCCGTCCTCATCCGCGCCCTCGGCCGGCTCGGCTCCTACGCACCGGGCTTCGAGCAGATGGATCCGCTGGGACAGCGCGAGGCGGCGCAGACCGAGGCCGAGGCCCTGCGGCGCCAGTGGACCGACCGCCCGAACAACGTCCCCCGCGTCATCGACGAGAGCATCGAGTCCGTCGAGTACAAGGATGTGAACACGCAGGGCGCGCAGATGCTCGACGCCCGCGAGCACCAGAACGGCGACGCGGCCCGGATGTTCGGCATCCCAGGCTCGCTTCTGGAGTACGTCGTGTCCGGGTCGTCGCTCACCTACCAGAACCGGGCGGAGCTCAAGGGTGCCCTGGTCGAGCTGTGCCTGATGCCGCTCTACCTCGAGCCCATCGAGCAGGCGTTGAGCGACCTCCTGCCGCGCTCGATCGTCGCGCGCTTCAACGTCAAGGGCTTCCTGCGGGCCGACATCAAGACCCGGTTCGAGGTCCACGGCATTGCGATCGACAAGGGCATCTATGCCCCCGAGTACGCGCAGGCCGAGGAGGGCATCATCCCGGGCGACGTCGAGTACGCCCCCGTCCCGTTCAGCCCGCCGTCAGCCGTCCCGGAGAGCGTGCCGCGGTTCGCTTCCCTGCGCGACGTCCGGTGCCCGACCTGCGCGCGTCTCGTGGTGCGCGCCTCCGGTGCCGTCGAGGGCTGGTGCCGGCACTGCAAGGCCGAGGTCAAGGCGGTGGCCCCCGCTCCGGCGCTCGACCGAGCGGCATCGGTGCCTGACATGACCATCGTGGCCGAGGCACTGCGCGGCCTGACCGCAGCCATAGGCCAAGGGCAGCAGGTGGCGATCGCCGAGGGCGCCATCCAGGTATCGATGACGACGCCTCCGGTCGAGGTCCACATGCCGGGTCCAGCCCAGCAGGCGGTCGCCCACCACTTCGTCAGCATGGACGGAACGGAGACGAGCACGGAGTACCCGGCCGGGGTAACCGTGCCGGCACCGGTCATTCACGTCGAGTCGCCAACGGTCAACGTTCCGGCGCCCATCGTCAACGTGGATACAACGCCGTTCACCGACGCCATCGCCGAGCTGCGGCACGCGCTCACCCCGAAGCCCATGCATCGCAAGGTGGATCGCGATGACCGCGGGCTGATCGTGATGATCCACGACACGCCAGCCGAGGAGATCGCCTGATGGCAAACGACTACGACACGACAGCGCGCAACGTGGGCGTCGACGCCATCGCGGCCCTCGCGGTGCGGGTGGCGCTCCACACGGGCGACCCGGGCGGTGCCAACTCCGCGAGCAACGAGGTGACCGGCGGCTCGCCGGCCTACGCCCGCAAGGCCATCGCCTGGAACGGCGCCAGCGGCGGATCGGCGACCTGCTCCGGGAACGTCGTCCTCGACGTCCCGGCCGGAACCACGGTCTCCTGGATCAGCCTGTGGAACGCGGCGGGGACCGTGCGCTACTTGAAGAAGGACGTCACCGACGAGGTGTTCGGGGCACAGGGCACGTACACCGTCATCGCTGCCAGCACGACGCTCGACCTCAACGACGCGTAATCGCCGATGGCAGTCGCCTTCGACGCCGTAAGCGAGAGCCATAGCGGGACGACCGGGGCCACTGGAGCGGCCTCGTTCACCTGGAACCACGGTGGCGGCGCGTCAGCACGCGGAGCGCTCGTCTTCGTGTTCGGTGTCGTCACCAACGCGCTGCCGCCCGTGACCAGCGTCACCTACGGTGGCGCGACGATGACGGCCGTCCCATATACGGCCATCGACACCGACACCGAGCCCGGGTCGGTCCGCGCCTACTACCTCGACAACTGCGGCACCGGCACCAAGGCCGTGGTCGTCAACCGCTCGGACTCGACTCCGTGGGCGCACGTGCTCTATGCGGTGTGCTACACCGTCACGGCGGCGAAGGCGACGGAGGTCTACCTGCCGGGCGTCCAGACGCAGGCGGGCAGCGCGGCACCCGCGACGGCCGCCTCGTCATCCTCCACCGGCGCCGCCACGAACGCGGGACTGCTCTCGATCACCGACGGGTCGCCCGGGACCAACTCGCTCCGGTTCATGGGCCGCTACCAGGGCACGTCCAACGTAACGGCCGCCGGCACGGGCAGCACGGCCCCGGCGTCGGGCGCGGCCTCCATCGACTTCGGCGTCTACATCGTCGAGACGTTCTACGAGACCACGGCCGGACAGGGCGCCCGCAACGTCGGCGGCGCCAACATCAGCGACGACCTTGCCGTCATCGCTCTCGCCGTCCGCGAGGTCCCGCCCGAGAACCACAACGGGGCCGTCACCGGAACCGGCGGTGGCATCATCGCCACGGCCAGCACGTCCGCCCACAACAAGGCGGCTGCGAGCACGGGCGGCGGCGTTCTCGCATCCGCCTCCACGTCGGCCCACAACAAGGCGTTCGCGGCAACCGGAGGAGGCGTCGCGACCGGGACCCTGTCGAGGGGCGGGACAGGCGCCATCACGGCCACCGGCGGCGGCGTGGCTGCGACAGCTGGAGCGAAGGGCGGAAGGCTGTCGCTGTCGGCCACTGGCGGCGGCGTCTTGACATGGGCTGCCGAGGCAGTCTCCGTCGAGAACCACGACGGATCCTTCGCAGCGACCGGTGGCGGGACATTCGCGATCGCATCGACGGCAGTGCACAAGGCGTCGCTCGCGGCCACTGGCGGCGGCGACATCGCCTCGACGGGCGCGACCGGACGCAGCTCCGGAACGACAGCGACCGGTGGCGGTGTCGCGTCTGTCGGAGCATCTGGCGGGCGACGGCGGGGGTTCTCGCCTACAGGCGGCGGGACCGCTTCCACCGCGGACACGTCAAACCGGGCAAGCGGCCTCGTCGCCACGGGCGCCGGCCGACTCGGCGCCAATGCGTCCGGCGCTCACCGGGCGGCGCTCACAGCGTCTGGCGGCGGTACAGCGCACGTCCTGGGCACGCAGGCGCAGGCCGAGGACGGATCCTTCACGGCGACCGGCGGCGGTGTTCTTTCGTGGTCGGCGGTCGCTGCCCTGGCACCCGCAGAGCCGGACCATCCGAGGGCTGGGGCGGCGCCCGATTACCGCCCGATATTCATTACGATGCGGCGCGGCTCATTACGGGCCACGGGCGGCGGCGGGCTGACCATAGAGGGCAGGGCATCGTGGAACGATGACGACTTGGCGCTCCAGCTGGCGGGCGTCGCATGATCGACGTCATCGCCCGCGAGCGGCACTTCGTGGACCACCTGGCGCCCGTGTGGGAGGCGCTACCGGAGGAGACACGCGGGACGTTCTGGTACCTGGGCTCGGGCGCCATCAGGACCGTTGCGGGGATGGTCAGGGGCGTGCCGCCACCGTCCTCCATCCCGACCCTCGTGGCGTCCGCCGGGGATCTCCACCTCTCGGCAGCCCGTCGCCGGCCCACGGCGATCATGGAGCACGGCTGCGGGCAATCCTTCGGCGGCGACCCGCGGTCGGCGACCCACTCGTCCTATGCCGGCGGCCGGCACCGTGACGGAGCCTCCCTGTTCCTCCACCCCGGGCCGCACCCGGCCGCCCGCGACAGGGCCGCATACCCTGGCGCCCGTGTCGAGGTCGTCGGCTGCCCGAAGCTCGACAGCCTGCCGCGCAAGGACCGGTCGGGCGCGCCCGTCCTGGCGATCGCGTTCCACTGGAACGGCCCCGTGTGCGCCGAGACGCGCTCCGGAGCGATGGAGTTCGGCCGCATGATCGCCCCCCTGGCGCAGTCGTACCAGGTCATCGGCCACGGCCATCCCCGGATCCTCGACCGCATCGCGCCTCTGTATGCCCGGTACGGAGTCGAGGTCGTGCGGGACTTCGCGGAGGTCTGCGCCCGGGCGGACCTGTACCTCAACGATGCCTCGTCAACCCTGTTCGAGTTCGCCTCCACCGGGCGGCCCGTGGTGGTCCTCAACTGCGCGCTCTACCGCCGCAGCGTCAACCACGGTCTCCGGTTCTGGGACGCGGCGACCGTCGGGGTGCAGACCACCAGCAGCCGCCCGCTCGCCGATGCAGTGGCCGAGGCCCTCGAGGACTCCCCTGCCCAGCGTGAGGCCCGCGAGGCGGCCATCGACCTCGTCTACGCCTACCGGACGGGCGCCGCGCGGCGGGCCGCCGCGGCGCTCATGGACTGGGCCGCATGAGGCACTACGTGCTGACCAGGTCGGCGTTTGGGCGCGACGTGGCGCTCGCCGAGAACCGCCACCGGCTCGAGCTGCTCCGTCGCGTGACCGTGCCCTCGATGCGGGCGCAGACCAACCGGGACGTCCTGTGGGTCGTGCTCCTCGCCGACGACGATCCGCTGTGCGCGGAACGCCGGGACGCCTTCCTAGAGGCCGACCTGCCGATCCTGTTCGGCTCGGCGCGGGGGATGATCGTCCGCGGCCAGAAGGACCGGCCGACGGGTCCGTGGGCGAGGTACCTGCGGTTCGACCAGGTCACGCTCACCATGCGCATGGACGATGACGACGCCATCGCCCCGTTCGTCCTCGAGATGGTGCGCGGGCGAGCCGAGGCGACCGATCCGATGCGGCGCGTCGTGTGGACGCTTTCGGACGGATGGCGGATCGCCGGGGCATGGGCGGAGCGGGCCCACTGGCCGATCCCGATGTTCTCGACGCTCCAGGTCCCACCGCGTGTGCGCAGGACGATCTTCGACACGAACCACCTCGGCGCCGCGCGACTGGCGCCGCTGTCGCCGATCGAGTCGGAGCCGGCATGGCTGTGGGTGCGCCACGCCTCCACGCGCAGCTCGCACCTCGGTCCCTGGACACATGCCGAGTGGCGGGAGCACGCCGTCCCGATCAATGACGCAATCCGCGCCGGCTTCCCGATCGACTGGCCCTTCATCGAGTCCCAAGAGGCTGACCAGTGGACGTAGTCGTTCTGTGCCCGAGCCACGGTCAGCCGGCTGCCGCCGCGGCGATGCTGGCTTCGTTCCGGGCGACCGTCCGCCTGCTGGCGACGCAGATCGTCCTCGTCGTGGATGACGACGACCCGGCGCTGCCCGCCTACCTCGCCCTGCCATCGCAGTTCATGGAGGCAGCCCCCGCGGTCCCGCTGCGCCCGCCCGACCAGCCGCACGTCATGGTCCTGCCGGCCGCCGACTCCGGGTGCCTGGCCCGGGCATTCAACACCGCGGCGGCGCGGATGTGGGGCGACGACCGGATCCTCGGCATGATCGGCAACGACCACCGGTTCCTGACCGACGGCTGGGACCAGCGGATCGCTGAGGCACTGTCGGAGCCCGGTGTTGCGTACGGCGACGACGGCATCTTCGGCGAGCGCCTGGCGACCGCCGGCTTCATTTCGTCGGTCATCCCGCGGACGCTCGGCTGGCTGGCGCTGCCGGCGTCCCACCACTACGGGATCGACGACGCCTGGACGGAGCTCGGGCGCGCCCTCGGGCGGCTGCACTACCTGCCGGACGTGCGGATCGCCCACGAGAGTGTCCGGTCCAAGAATGCCCGTCACCGCAGGGATAGGGACCCCGCGTACTGGCGCGCACAGGCCAGGAGGGCCGCCGACTCGGCGGCCTACTACGCCTGGCGCGACGGTGGAGGCCTTGACGCAGCTGTCGCGACCGTCCGCGCGGCACTTGACACCGGTGGTACCGATGTTCGATCATCCGCCGCAGACGAATAGGCGACGCGCCACGCGGCCCTCGAGGCCCGAACTCGCGTAACTCGGAGGACCCCAAGAGTCCCGGACTCTGGAGGTCCTTTTCTGTTGACCGAGATCGCCACCCCCAACGATGACCTTCCGCCGACCGGCGAGCTGATCACCCTCGACCTGCCCGACGAGCACCTGCTGTCGGTTGACAGCGAGAAGCGGATCATCGGCCTCCGCGTCGTGCCCTACAACGTCGTCGCCGAACACCCGGCGTACGGCCGCCTCATGTTCCTGCCCGGCGCGTTCAGCAGGCCCGACCCGGCCAGGGTTCGGCTGCGGATGGATCACGAGGATCCGCCGACGGGGATCGGCGTCGCCTTCCGGGACCGACCGGACGGCGCCTTCATGGACTTCCGCGTGTCGCAGACCGAGCGCGGCAACGACCAGCTGACGCTGGCTCGCGATGGCGTCTCCCGCGGAACGTCGCCCGGGTTCATGGATGTCCCCGGCGGCCCCCAGCAGAAGCTCGTGGACGGCAAGGTCACGACCGTCTACGGCCCGGGCTCGGCGGTCCTCGTCGAGCTCTCCACCACCTGGTCGCCCACCTTCGCAGGTGATGGCGTGATGTACGTCCTCAACAGGGACGAGAAAGGATCTGGCCCAATGCCGGAGCTCCAGGAGGCCCCGGTCGGGGCCATCGACACCCGCCCCATCATCGAGGCGATCCGCGAAGAGGGCCGCGCGGTCCGCGAGGCCGAGAAGTCGGACGCGAAGCTGGACAAGGTCCTGAGCTCGCTCGACGCGTTCATGGACGCGCAGCGCGCCCAGTTCAATGTCCCGGCCGGCCCCGCGCGCAAGCCCAAGCTGCACCACTGGGTGGAGCTCACCCTGCGCCGGATGCGCGGCGAGGCGATCCCCCCCACGCTCCTCAAGGAGCTCGCGCTCGACGACGTCGTGACGACCGAGCAGCCGGGCCTCGTCCCGAACCTGCTCGTCCCCGACTACGACGACATCATCAGCAACGCGCGGCCGTTCCTCAACAGCACGCGCAAGATCGAGCCGCCCGAGACGGGCACCTCGATGCTCCTGCCGATCATCACGACGCGCGCCGTCGCTGGGACGCAGGCGGGCAACGCCGAGAAGGGCGCCCTGACCACCACGGCCACCAAGGTCGGGACCGGGACGTTCGCCTATAAGGCGGTCTTCGGCGGCGCCGACATCTCCATCCAGATGATCCAGCGGGCCGGCCGCTCGTTCTTCGACATCCTCACCGGCGACATGGGCGAGGCATACGCCCTCGACTGCGACGCCAAGGCTATCGCCGCGCTCGTCGCCGGGTACACGGACTCCGCGTCCGTCGCCCACGCGCCCGCAGACGGCGGCGTGATCGACCCCGAGAACCTCCTGCTCGGCGGCGCCTGGGAGACGTCCATCCTCGCCTCCAAGCGGGCACCGACGCACATCTGGATGTCCGCGGCTGCCGTCGCGGCGTTCATCGACGCCAAGGCGCCGCTCACCAACGCCCCGCTCTACTCCAACCTCGCCGCATCGTTCACCGCGGGCGGCGGGCCGGGCGGCTCCCTGTCGGGCCTCACCCCGGTCTACGTCCCGGCGCTCGACACCGCCGTCCCCGACGTGATCGTCGGCCCGGCGCGCGGCTTCGTGTGGGCCGAGGACCCGGCGCTCAACCTCCAGGCGGACGTCCCGTCCAACGCCGGCCGCGACATCGCCCTCGTGGGCGGCATCTTCCCGGCGCCGCGCTACGCGCACGCCTTCACGATCTACACCATCGGTAGCTAACAGATGGACGGCTGGCCGGAGCTCGACGAGCTGAAGCAGGTCCTGGACGTCGAGTCCAACGACTGGGACGGTCTGCCCGGCTCTGGGGACGATGCTGAGTCGCGCCTCTCGGCGCTCCTGTCCGCTGCCATCGCCTACGTGAAGTTCCTCGTCGGGGATTGGGACGAGTACATCGACCTCCCCGACACCAACCTCAACCGGGCGGCGCTCCGCGCTGCCGAGCTGATGGCCCTCAAGCCCGAGGTCGCCGCGATGGTGGCCTCGGGCAAGTCCATCGGCGATCCAACCTTCGGGATGTTCATGGTCGGCCACCGCCGCAAGTGGGGGATCGCATGACCGCCGCCGATGCCATCCGCGCCCGCGAGGAACGCAAGGCGGGCGGTCCGCTCCCCGAGCCCGAGCCGGTCCCCGAGCCGCTCCCCGAGCCGGTCCCTGAGCCGCGCCGCAAGCGCGAGCCCCAGCCGGAGTCCGAGCTGGTCGAGGACGATGGCTAGCCTGCGGGGCGCCCCCGAGCTCGAGGCCCGCCTCAGGCGGGTGCGGCTCATGTTCAAGCCGTTGGGTCGCCAGTGGGCGGATACGGCCGTCGATCTCGGCCGCCCGAAGCTCCCCGTCCGTCCCGCCTCGATGCGTGCCGGTGACAAGCACCAGCCCGGGCGACTGGCGGGCTCGATCCGACGCAAGACGGCCACGCAGCGCAAGGCCGTGGTCGGCGCCCATTACACCGCCTACTTCATCGACGCGGGCGTCAAGCCGCACTCGATGCAGAAGCGAGAGAAGGGCCAGGACCGGACGGTGTTCGCGAAGAAGCACCCCGGCTACCGCGCTCGACCGTTCCGCGCCTACATTGCCCATGAGTCGCTCCGGCGCCACCC